CCCTGTTGCATCCATCTTGGCAAGTTTTCATATGCAATTTGTAATCTACTTAACAGTTCTCTAGCAGTAGATGCTTTGTTAGCAAGAATGCCTATATTCACACTATCATTGAATACAGCATAATGAAGCAGATAAGAAACACAGGTAGTAGACTTACCTGTCTGTCTAGGCATTTTGCAGATGTTGAATCTGTGATTATGGAAATTATTGATTAGTTCTTCTTGAAAGTCATATGTCTTGAATGGTTGAAGACCATGATCAAGAGTAACAATCTTTACATAATTTCTAGCAAAATATACAGGATCATTCTTACATTTGATATACTCCTCAATCTGTTCTTGTGTGAACTCAATAGGAGTATTTGCTTTTTTTAGATTTGGATTACCAAGATATACTTCACTCATAAAAACTCCTAAGTGCCAATACCAAGAACACTATTATCTACAACTAAAAGGTCAAACATTGATGATGCAGTACAGTTTGATCCAGTATATGCTCTAACCTCTAAATCAGTCTTTTCACTAAAGAAAACTGGGAAACTATATGGTTTAATCATATTACTTCCATATAGATTTAGTTCAGTTACAACTCTGTATGGTCTATCACCACCATTGGGTTTTCTTTGAAACAACCTCATGGAGTTTTCTTGATTCTTATTCTGAGTTGCTGTGAACTGTTTTAAGAATGCACTCTTTCCTCTAGGAACTGTATAGAAAGCAACCTGAGACTGACCCATATCAGCAGCAATAGCACAAGTCACTGTACTTCCTATTGATGCTGTAATATTACCCACATTAGTGTTACCATACTCAATAAACATTCTATGAGTTCTGAGGAAACTAATAGTTCCTCCAACTCCAGTTGTTCCATTAAGTTCAAAAGTTTCCTGAACCTCATCAAAGTTAGCATCAAGACCTTGAACAACAGCAGTTGATGCACCAGTTCCTGTTGGATTGTCCTGTGTGGATGTTGAAACTACTGTAACAGTACCTGCATTACCTGGGAACTCATACTGACCACCTTCTGTCCATACAGTATCATAATCAGCATTAGTTGTGACAACAGAACCAAACTTATGGACATTTGCCATCTCTGTCATGATACCTGCAGAGACATTCAGTTCAAACTGATTGTTTCCTCCGCAAGCACCAATGTTACCAAACTGGTCTGCACATATAAAAACTTCAAATAGACTTCTCTCCTGATTGAGATAATCTTGATTAATTTTATTCCACTGAGCCATAATTTATACCCAATCTAATTTTGCTGGATGATATCTTTTATCATCTTTGATTTTTATAGATTTATCAGAAGTCTCTTGCACATAAATCTGCTGAACAATTGCACCAGGATAATCATCCTGAAGATACTCTGCAAGTTCATTCCTTGATGGGATACCATTTTCAGTAACCATAGAAATTCTATGAATACTTCCTTGATACATCACATCTGCTGAAAACTCTTCTCCAACTTCTTGATGTTGAGATTCAGCACCAACATTCAGAGTTCCATTAAAGTCTCCTGCAATATTGATGCTTTCTGACATAAATTGATTAAAACTTTTCATCAGCAGTTCCAGGCTCTCAGGGACTTATTGATTCTGCTATCTGGATCAGAAGCAGTCTTCTTACTAGTTAGTTTCTTTTTCATACCCTTCATTCTTGCACAGAATGATGATCTTCTCTTATTACCTACTTTTTTAGAAGGTGCTTTTAGATCAGAACCAGGATTTTCTCTTTCATAGGACTTTCTGCCCTTTTCATTTAATCCACCAGAGGAATTTTTACCAGACTTCTTTGTCCATGCAGCACCCTCATCAAATTCTGCATAGACATTAGGCTTTCCCACATTCAGATATGAGTCACCTTGTCCAAGTCTAGAGAGATCATATCTTGTAACTTTTGCACCAGGATAGATCTTATTGATTGCAACTTCAACTTCCTGTCTAGTTGGTTTCTTGATTTCAGGGAAGAATACCTTCATATACATGAATCTTCCTCTCCAGTTAAACATCACATCATAGACATTACCATTTTCTGCTGGAATTCTGATTGACTCTTCAAGAGTCTCTGATTCATAAGTCAGTTCAACATTCTCTTGTGCTACCTCTGCTTCCTCCTTTTTAACACAGTTTGGATATCTCTTTCCAAACATAGTTTTCATACCTTTTTTCTCATATCCCTTCCAACACTTCTCATCAATTACCTCAACATCAATGCCTGCCTTTTTCATTGCATTGATCTGCATATCAGAGAATTCAGGAAGAGCCATATACTCTTCTTTCTTGGTTGAGTTACCCCAGTTCTTTGCACCTGCTCTTCTGCATTTTACAAGAGCACCAGATGCATAAGCAGATGGCCAAACACTATATCTTGACTTTACCTTGTGATAGCAAGCATCTTTAGCGCCACTACCCTTACCAGGTTTGTCCTTTGCTTCATTGACTTCCATTTCTTCTTTCATTTTTTTCTTTGGTTTATCAGTGGAAACATAAGTTGGTTTAGCAGCACCAGTCTTTTGCTGTTGTCCAGGATCTTGTCTGGACTTTCTTGCATCTGCAGAACGCAATTCTTTCTTTGACATGCTTGCTCTTTTTGTAGAGGAGTAGCACTTTGGAGTTTTTGTTTCACCTGGTTCATTAGCACAGGGTGATCCATCTGATTGAACCCAACCAGGTTTTCCATCCTTTGATTTGGATTTACCAAACCAGTCTCTTAATGAACCCTCATCAATTGAGGCACCATTCTCTTTACGAAGCGCTCCTTCTGGATCTACCATGAAACCCTTGGGGATTGGTTTGCATTTTTTATCTGTGTAGCAGTAGTAACTACCTGCTTCACACTTACCATTTTTTGCTTCTTTCATGCACTCAAAGAGAGTCTCTCATCTATTTATTCAAAAGAAGTCTTTTTCACTTTTAGAGTGGTTGATGTTGCACTTGTTGCATTTCCTCTTAATCTCATCAAACCTCCACTGATATCTGCTGTAAAATTGATTAAGTTAGGTCCAGTTCTCAATATTCCATATTCAGTAATAGAAACATTTGTACCATCACTTACTAGAGCAATGTTTGAGAAATGAACTGATTGACCTCTGGTAATTTCAACTTCAAGAAGAGTTGCTTTACCTGTTGTTGAAGCAAATGTTGTTGTTGAAGTGCTGGTAGTTGTTGTGGTCTCAATAGATTGATCACCACTTCTAATTAAAGTTCTTATTGGTCTAAATTCAGTAAAACCACTTGTTGCTGGATATGCAAGAATTTTTACATCTCCTGAATCAATTCTTGCAGAAAATGTTGATAATCCTGGACCAGTATTGATTGTTCCAAATTCACTTAAATAAACTGTTGAACCATTGTGAACAAGGTTCAATTGTGTCATTGATGTGTTGACACCCCTTTGAATCTGAATAAGATATTGTGCTGATTTATAAGTTGTTTTGTCAAATGAATTAACTAGCAATTCATTAGTTGAAGTGCTGGTAGTTGTGATTCCTAGATCTTGTGCTGAACCACTTTGATCTGCAAATGAAAGAGTTCCATTTCCATCAGTAACAAGAACTTGATTTGCTGTTCCATCACTGACTGGATAAGTGATATTGTTTATGGTAGCAATACCAGTTACGTTTAAAAAATCAGAGGTAATCTGTGTGGAAGTTGCATCACCAGTTAAATCACCAACAAATCCACCTATAGATGTAGTGACACCTACAATACTTACATTCCCACCATACTCAACTTGTGTAGCACCATAATTCTCAACCCAGGGATTTACTGTGGTGATTGTTGTTCCAATCCCAACACCAAGAGTATCTCTCCTCAAGAAAATCTTTCCATCATTGGTGTTTAGAGCTAACTCGCCTAACTCTAAATTTGATAGCGTAGGTTTTTTTGAAGCGACAGCAGATCGCTTGAAATATATCTTTGGATTTGACATTATTAAGTGGTATATACCTGGAAAAATCTGTTATATAACAGATACTTTATTTATTAGAAGATACCACCATCAGATGTAGTGGATGCATTAGATTTTTTCCTTGTCCTTGCTGCAGCTGCTTTTAAAGGAATGGGTTTTGATTCTTCCTTTTTCTTTTGCTCATCAAAGTATTCAATTTGAGTTTTATAATCCTCTACACTCTGAGTTAATTCTGCAATTTTTTCATTCTGCTTTGTAATTATATCATTCTGCTGCTGAAATCTTGCTTCATACATCAAACTCTGATTGAAATATTCAGAGATTCTTTTCTGTAATACATTTACAAAATAATTTAGTTCATTGGTGTCCATAAAAAAAAAGGGGCATCTCTGCCCCTATTTATTGAATTGTATCTAATTATCAGGTGAATGTCCCTGCATCAATTGTGATGTTCTCAAGATTTCTTGTAGAACCAGTACAGGAGATAACTTGTGAAACACCCTGACAGTCGTTGATCCAAAGTCCTTTTGCTTCAATGTCTGCCCAAGCAGCAACAGAAGCAACAGAATCACCAGCACCAACAGTAGTGATAGTAACATCAGTTGCAAAACCAATTCTCATATCACCACCTTCTTTCACCTTCGCAAACATTGCAGCAATCTTTGCGTTAGTGGAGTTAATGCCTACATGGTTGTAGTACATTACAACACCACTATTATAAGTAGTTACATTTGATGGTGGTTGAAGTGAACCATCACCAAGTCTTTCAAGACCCAGTTCAACAACTGGAGAAACAATTCTCAAGTCTTCAACATCAATACTGGTGACAGAACCACCAACTGACAAATTACCTGAAATAGAAACATTGCCACCAAAGGTGCCACCACCAGTCATGGTGAGATTTGCACCCTTAAATTCATTAGCAGTAGCAATACCAGATAGATTTGCACTTACACCTTTCAGTTGTTGGATGTGACCTTCATCAAATGAAAGTGAAGTTGCACCCAAGTCACGAACACCATCAGTTGATGGAATAAGATCAGAATCAAATCTACCAGTTACTGTAACAGTATCAGAAGTTTGATTTCCAATATCAACATTGCCCTGAAGAACAGCAGCACCTGCAGCAGTGAAAGTTCCCTGAACTTCATGGTCAGTGGATGTTGTAACCTTACCTGTGCTATCAGCAATTGTTTGAGCAGCAGTTCCATCAGATGCTCTCAAAGCACCAACATCAACTGTAGGAACATTCAGTTCAGTTGTGATGGTGACAGTTGCTGGAAGACCAATAGTAACAACATTATTTGATACTGAAGTATCAACTTCATTTGCAGTACCATTGACTGTGAGTGTAGTTCCTGTAGTGACAATACCAGAACCAGAATCACCAGCAACTGCAAAGGTAACAGCAATTCCAGAAACTTCACTGTCTACATATGCCTTGACTGATTGTTGAGAAGGAATAGCAGTAGCACTGTTAGATGCCATGTTATCTTCATCCAAGAAGGCTGTTACACCATCAAGGACATTCAACTCAGTTGCAGTTGCTGTGACGTTTGTTCCACCAATATCAAGAGTAGTGACACTTACTTCACCAACAGTCATAATGTTGGTTGAAGGATTATAAGCAACACCAGCATCAGTTTTTATACTTTCCTGAGTAGGATTAGTGTTATTGTCAGGTACAAAAGTAAGATAGTGTGTTGAGTTAGTATCTGTAGCACCAACAGAAATTGTTGCTGCTTGTGCTCCACCACCACCAATAGATTCAACTTCTGTTTCGAGATCTTGAAGTGCTGACTTGATACCAACATTATCAGTAATAGTGGTTCCAGTAAAGGTTCCAAGATTAGTAGAATCTTTAGCAACACCAGTCAGTGTTACCATAAAATCAACGTGGGTTTCTACTGCATCAACATATGCCTTAACAGACTGTTGAGTAGGAAGATGAGTGGCGCTATCAGACGCCATGTTATCTTCATCTTTGGTGGAAACATGGATTTTACCACTATCAAATTCTAAGAATGGTTCTGGAGAAGCACTTGAGTAGGTTCCTTCTGACCAACTGCTAGCATCAGGACTGTTTTTACCACCAATAGTGGTTGAGTTGGCTGTTGGTAAAACATACGCCTGTGTACTAACAGTAAGTGTACTACCGTCAGATGGGTTGTAAGTGTTAGGAGTATAGACGATCATCCAACTGGATTCCGTCGTGTTATAGACAATTAACCTAGACCTAACACTATCACTATAGGTGTTATAGCTAGAGTTAGATGCAAACGTCATCGTAGATGATCCAGCACTTCCACTCATGGTTCCATAGAAACCAGTGTAGATCGTATATGTGGCGTTTACAAATGATTGTGGGGATGTATATCCACTAACTACTAAACTACTTGCCTCACCTGTTGTTAGGTCAACAGTAATAGTACTACCAGTAATGTCAATACCATTACCATCTGTAAGGGTAGCCTGTTTGGCATCCAGTTGTGTCTGAATAGAACTGGTAACACCATCAACATAACCCAGTTCAGTTGCTGTCAGTGTTCCTGGAATACCATCAAGAACATTTAGTTCAGCAGCAGTTGAGGTAATTTGAGCACCATTGATGAAATAAGTAACAAAATTAGCACTGGTACCACTTAATGTGTTAGAGCTAGGATTGTAATAAAGCCCATCGTCAGTATAAAGGTTCTCTGCAGTTGAAGATCCGTTATTTGAATCAACAAATGTGACGTAGTGATTAGCATTAGTTGCGGTACTGACTGTCTTTACAGTGTCAGCAGCAGTTGCAGTGTCTGCATTACCAGTTACATCACCTGTTAAATCACCTACAAAACCACCACCAGCAGTAACAATACCTGAAGCACCAGCATCAATACCAGTGCTATTAATTGTTACAGCAGAACCAACTGTAATATCACTAAAAGTACCACCAGATGAACCACCAAGAACATATGTCTTAAGTCTTGAAGCAGTTGTCTTTCTGTTTGTACCTGAAGCACCATCATCTACAAGGAAAAGGTCAGCATCAACAATGGCTGCACCAATATCAGTTGCCCCATCAAGGTCAATAGCGCTTACATTGACATCACCAAATGACAGAACACCAGCTGCATCTGATTGAAGAACTTGACCAGATGTAGATGCATCAGCAGATGGTAAAGTTAATTCAAGGTTTGAAGCAAGTGAATCAGGTGCTTGAAGTTCAACATAATTTGTACCATTGTTGGTTCCTTCATAGAGTTTTATACCACCACCTGCTGTGGTTGACTCTAGATTCCAGAAATTACCACCACCAATTAATTGGTTTCCTGCTGGAGAACCAACATATAGTTGATATCTATCAGTAGTAAAACCTGGTTCTCCAACTGCCAAAGTTGGAAGATCAGCGTATGCGCCTCTTTTAAACTTAAGGGTGGGAGATGCCATTGGTGCTCCTAATATATTTTAAAACTTGAGATTGTTGGGGTCTCCCCTTCATTATATTTATAATTTATGTTAAGGAGAGAATGAACCATAATCTTGATGCCCATCCTCAACACCATCTGAAAGATCAACAATAGTGAATGGTGAATCATATTCCCATTCACCAGTATCTGCATTGAAGGTGAGTACATTATTATTCTGTGGATTTGCACTTGTAATTGGATAACCACCAATATTTGTGGTAGCAGCACCTGCAATTGTTGTGGTGATGAATTGTCCAGTAGATGCATCAAATGATAATGTAGCACCTTGTTGAATGGATGTAGTAGATGCAGCAGCGATATTAGTGAGAGGTCCTAAATCAACTGTGCCAGCTGCATCAGCACCAACAAACTTTTTAGTTGATGCATCATATTTGATAAACTTGTTATTCTCTTTAACACTATCTCTGTCTATATCATCCAAGAATTCAAGTCTGACTTCTCCACCACCACCTTGGACTTCAACCTTCTGTATGGTTTGATAAAGCATCTTACGAAGTTGATCAACTTCACGCTTCATTCTAGCCATTTCAGTTTCAGACTCATTAAGTTGCTCTTCTTCTGGAATTAATTTTTCCAGAATCTCAAGAGATTTATCAATAGTGCTCTCTTCTTTAGATACTATTTCACTCCCAAGACCTTCTGTTGGTTTTAATGGTTCTGGCTCAACAATATTAACTGATTCAATCTCTGTTGGTTTGTAATCATCCTTCCAATCAGTGGTGTCTACTTTTTCTTCCTTGATTTTCTTGGATTTTTTGGTTTTTGGTGTGTCTGAAAAAAGGAAATTCTCAAAAACCTTTGCATTTTTTATGATTTCAGCAATTTCTGCATCTTTTTTTTGCTTCTCTTCTTCAATCTTCTTTTTTTCTTCACTCAAAGACGAAAAAAGATCTCCAAGGGACAAATCACCTACTAATTCTTGTCTTTTTTGTTGAGTTTTTTTCTTTTCTGCTCCAATTTGAGAAAAGAAATCAGACAAATTGTCCATTTTTTAAATTATTCGTTAACTACAGTACCACATTTTAAGTTTTTGCCAGTAATTTCATTGTTTGCTTCTGATTCTTCATTGAATATTTTTCTTAATTCAAATTTATCAGTCCAAGTTTTATCACCCTTGTAGTAAAGAGTTGTTTCAGTAAGTTTCAAATAGTTTTTAATGTATGAAGCCATCTTTTTTAACTATTTATATCTCTAGATGCATCTTTTAGCATCTTCTGTAAGTCAGCAGTTGAACCAACAAACAGAGCATTGTTGACTGTAGTTGGTCCTTTTTGCTCTTCTTCCTTGTTCACATCTTTTAATTTCTTTTGAAGGTCCATTAATTTATCAGTTGCATCTGAAACATTCTTGATTAATTGTCCAGCAACTTCATATGCTCTAGGCATTTCACTTTCTTGAGCAAGTTCAAGGATACCATTAATTGCTTCCTGTCCCTTTTCAATAATAGAATACAAGTTACCCCTTGTATATTCATAATCTTTTTTGATGTGCTCTGATGAAGATTTGAATTCATCAAGTTTCTTCTCAATAGCAGACTCCTCCACCTCAATTTCAGTAGGTGTTACATCAAAAGCATCATTAAGTTCTTTGAATTTGTCTGCCATAAGTCACCTCAACTAATGTCTCCATTGAAACCAAAGTCATCTCCAAACTCAATAAGTGCATCATCTGCAGCATTGATGGACATGACTTGAGCACCCTTCACATGATTTGCATGTGTAGTATTATCTTGTGCTCTTCTGACCTTAATCTTATTACCACTTACTGTCTCAACATACATTTCCTCTTGATCAACATAGATGTATGTGTTCTCTGTAAATGCAGTTCCATCTGAGACATCAATCACAGTCTCAACCATATCAACATCTTCATCAAGCAGTGCAATTACACTACCATTGTAATCTTTGACTGCTCTAGGTGTAACAGTGTAGGTGAGGTCTCTGACTGCAGTATCTCCAGCAGATCTTCCACCACCAATGTAACCAACACTGACCTTCTTGATGATCTCTCCAGAAACATCTGAAACAGGTCCAAAGACATAAGTCTTTGCTGTGAATCTGAGAGTGTAGATTAATGCTCTTCTTGTATCAAAATTACCTTCATAATCATCCTCCATTTGGATGTCATCAAGTTGAATTGGAATATCTCTCTTTTCTTTCAGATCAGCAAGAAACTTGACTGGTAGAATATAAGCAGGTTGGAAATAAGGTAGAATCTGTTCAATAATTTGAAGCATGTCATCATTCAACTTTGTCATAATGGACAAAGTGATAGTCATGTTATATGGAACAGGAAGAAATCCTTTATTTGCCTTTTCTCCATTCTCATCAGTAATCACAAAGTATTGAACTTGTGATGCCTTTCTTGTTGGGTCATATTGAAGATCAGTAAATTCAAAAGACATTCTTGGAAGAGTCATCTGAACTGGTTTGTTCAGATCTTTCTCTTGCTGCATTCTCGCAAGAAACTTTTGAGTTGGTCCATATGCAAGTGGAACCTTAATTACACTTTCAACACCACCTGATGAATTATTATGTCTTACCTGAACATCATTGAACAGTGAACCAAACCCAATGATTACAGATCTGAAGACCTCATTATAGAAATATTCAAACATTATTTTGTATAGTTCTTGTACTTCTATTTAACATTTTTATTATGGCATACCCCAAGGATTAGTTTCAGTAAAGTCAATGATAGCATCTGCTTCAGTTTCTATAGTATCATTATCTGCAAATGCTGTAACCTCATCAAATTCCTGAACAGATGAAATTACAAAGGATGCTCCAGAATCTTCTCCTACAACTCTTTCTCCTTTACTGAATGAACCATCAACAATTGATATCTCAAGTTTATTAGTAGTTGCATCCCATTCTTTGACTCTTGCTGTGGTTCCACTTGTTTGTCCAGTGATCACTTCATTGAAAATATATGACCCTGTTCCAGCATTTGCTGAATCAGCAGCAGGTGCAGTGATAGTTACACTTGGTGCTGATGTATATCCAATACCACCATATGTTACATATACAGCAGTCACAATACCTGTAGCACTTAATGTAGAAATACCAGTTGCTCTCTCACCTGAAGCAGGTGCTGCAATAGTGACTGTAGGAGGACTGATGTATCCAGAACCACCATCAGTAACAGTAACAAACTGAATAGAACCTGATGTGGTAATTCCTGCTGTCGCACCAGCACCTAATCCTCCACCACCAGTAATTGAAATTGCAGGTTCAACAGTATATCCACATCCTGCATTGATTAGATTGATTGTCTCAATCTTACCACCTTTCTCTCCACCACATCCAATGTAATCATATGTGATTGATGCAATACCAGAGGCAGTTGTACCACCTGCAGGAGCAGATGAGAATCCAATCACAGGTTGAGATTTATATGCATTACCCATGTCCTTAATATAGATTTTATTCACAGACCCAGAAGGACATACAGTTGCAGTTGCTGCTGCTCCACTTACATCTGTTGATCCAAGAAGTGTAAGTGTTTGAATATGTCCAATTTGCTCAATCTGTTCATCAATCTCCTCAACACCAGTATCAAGAACCTCATCTTCATATCTAAAGAGTTCACATCTCAACTCATAAACATAGGTCTTCTTGAGTTGATAGAATGGTTGCTCATGCTCTACAAATTTAATCTCAAACAATCTATCTCCCAATGGGAAGAAAATGATATCCCCCTCTTTAGGTCTTTCTGCTAACTCAATGTTAGGGACATTTTTGATGAGAGGTGTAATGTAATCCTCATATCTCTCTTTTGAAATGATGAGAGTCAAATCATCCTTATCTTCAATACCAAACTTTGAAAGCAATGTCCCTTGACCACCATATCCCTCATAACTATCAACATATGCTTCTATGGGATATGCACTATCAAACTTTGATTCAATTACCTCTCTAATAACAGTATTTGTGGTGATATATTTTCTTGGAATATAATATACCTCAACGCCATACATCCTCAACTGTTCGTTGACTAGACTCTGTAATAGATTTTGTTCGCCTTTAGCGCCATTGAGAAAGTATGAATTGAGCATATCTTACCCTATAAGGTCAAGAGGAGGTGTTTCATAAGTAGAGAGCATTTTCTCTTCAATCCTATCAAGTTCTGCTTGTGCATCATCATAAATCTGCCTTCCATTAAATTCAACTCCACCAGGAAGTTTAACACCCTGGAACTTGATAAGGTTCATACCCCACTGCTTCTTAATAAGTGAAGTCAGATACTTTTTAAGGAATGAATCATTATATACTCTTGAAAAATCATTTGGATCCATTGCTCTGTAGCATTCAATAACTAAAAACTCACCTGCTCTCAATTGACTATATGCAACATCAAGATAGAGTCTATCTTGCCTTTGATTGAATCTAATCTTCTTATGAGTGTTAAGCAAGAAGTCCATTGTTTCAATGTAACCTCTAGCCATTGTATATGATAAAAGATCAGTTGTTCCCCAATAGTAAACATCATTCAGGAACATCTGATAGTCAAGACTAAACATGTTCTGGGAACCAGAGGCAGCATTAGTTCCATTAAACTTGAAAACATGATTAATACCTATAATTTCAGGTGGAACCTGAATATAGTTACTGTTTTCATTGTAATTGAATGTGACTGCTGTTCCCACAATATTAGTGGTTGCACTAGTGGTGGTTATGCCTGCTTGTCCAGCACTGTTTGAGGGGGCACCAGAAGGTCTTGCAAGACCTCTATTTACATCATCCTGTGTAACCTGATACTTAAGATAAACTTGAGAGACTCCATCAAAATGCCTCTCATTGAACAATTGAAGTGCATCATCTACCAAGTCTTCAATTTGTTCTTCAGCGACATTAATTTCCAGCACAGGAGCACCCAATTGCCTCAAGCAATAATCAATTAATTCTTGTCTGGTTGAGGGTTGTGCCATTTATATAGAACATCCTTTACTGCTATTTATGGTGCTGAGGAGATTCCTCCCTGGACCATGATATTACCCTCAACAATTCTATAATATGTGGATCCAGAACTTACAAGAATATCATATACATATCTTCCTTGTCTGATTGTTCTTGTCTGTGTAGATCCAAGAGAAATCTCAAATTTACCCCCAATTGCTGAAGTAAATCCAACATTAAATGTTGCAGCAGGATATGAAGATGAACCAACAGAAATTGACTTCGCCATCTGTGATGAACCAGTATAACCAATGAAGTTATAGTTGGTATTATCATTGTTTACTACATGAAAGGTTGATTTGAAATCAGCACCTTTCATTATGGTGAGATTTACACCATAAGCAACACCTGAAGAGGGGTCAAAAGTAATCTTATTGTTAGCCATTTACTTATTTGCTATGATTTGAAGAAGATTTTTGATATCACCAATATCACTTTTAATTTCATCAACTTGATTTTCAAGAGATGCAATTCTCTCTTTATCAGAGTTCATTTTTTGTCTTGTAGCCATGTACTGAAGATATTCTTCTTTATTAGTATTTACTATAGCAGTGGACTCTTCATCTCTGAAGAGTCCTTTGTGGTCTTTGATAGGTGTAAGGTCCATATTATGCAGTTGCAATAACTCTCAAGTTTCTAAGGAATGGTGCAAAAGTTTGATCTTTTGAAGTCATTACTAATTTCACTCTGAACAAATCAAATGCATCTACATTGTTTATAGTGAATGAATATTCTCTATAGTATCTCAATCCTGGTTTTTCAGTTTTATGGTCAATTTTTTCAATTTTTTCATCAGACAAACCTGAGTTTAAGTCAGGATTGATTGGTCCACCACTAGAATTGATATTTCCATATCCAGGGAACAATGTGTAGATTGTCTTCTTTGGATGTACATCTTGATTCACTGCATACATTGCTCTTATATCACAAGCAAGAGGTACATATGCATCAAGTACAACTTTGATTGAGGTTGCAGGATTTTCAAGTCTTACATTTCTAGTAACATAGTAATAAGAATGTTGATCATAAAGACCATTCTTAATTCTTGGGCTATCCTCATATGTATCTTCATCTGCAATAGGATTATTAACCCTGTTGGAGATAAATCTTACAGATGTTTTTTGAAGATCAATGCAGGGTGTTAATCTATCATCTGCTGTTTGAAGATTCATCATCATATGGAAAGATTTATTTCCAGGAAGATCTTGAGTTGCAAGTTTATTTGTCTCATTAATATTTGAAGCAACAAGTCTTGTTGTTGTGAATCTAGTTGCCTTATCAAGAGGAACCTCTTGATATCCTTGATCAATAAATGCAACATCTGTTCCATCAACACTTGAACCAGATACAGTTCTCACAAATGCATTGACCTCTGTTAAAGTAGGAGTCATGATGTTCATTCTTGGTCTGATTCTGTTGAATGGGATGTTGTAAGTACACTTAGCATCAATTCCACCTCCTTTCTTTTTAGGTATCTTCAGACCACCAAATGAAAGTTCAGGGAAACCACCAGCATTTCCAGCACTTCTATCTACACCATTTTGAGACATATCAATCTTTAACCAGAAGAAATCCAATCCAAGTTTATCTATTTCTCTTCTATCACTAAGGAATGCAAGATTTTCTGCAGAAAGAAGTGAATGAGTTGCATTGATTCTTCTCAAAGAAACACCATTGTACTCATATTTTTGAACTTCAGTGTTTGCTGCATATGCACCAACCTGAGTATTATCAAATCCTCTTGTAACTGAGGTAAGACCAACAGTTGAAACACCAAGATATTCAATAATTTCATCTCTGATAATTGCATATCCAGGAGTGGTTCCAGATACTCCAACATTCTCAAATACACCAAATTCTGAAGTGTTTGCAATTGAAATGATTGATGTTGCAGTTGCATCAATTGCACCAGACAACTTAGTTGCTGGACGGTCAGAACTAAAATCACTTAATACTACATCATTGTTATATTGATGCATACCATGATTTCTCTGTCTGATCCTAATATCATTACCATTTCTTCCATATGGATTAGTTACAATAGTTGGAGCAACTGATCCAGCAATTCCAGCGCTCACACTTGAGCACAGGTTTGTGGTAACACCTGCTGTGTTTACATACTGAAGAATATCTGCAGCATTGGTTGTAAATTCACCTTGAACTGGTCCAAGTGTGAATGAGTTTGGTTCTTCAACAGTAGTAATACCAAGTCTTGCTCCAGATCCAACCTCTTCAGTTCCAAATGCAAGTGGTG